GATTTGATGCCATTTTCAATTTGAAGAGCATTCTCTTCAATCCATTCTCCAGCAACATACTCAAGGTAGGCATCCACTCTTTGAGTAAGTTCTTCTCTGATTGTGGTAACTTCTTCTACAAGATCTTTCTTGTACTGCTCTTGCATAGCTTCTACAGCAGAAGTAAGTTTTGCCTTAACTACTGCTTCAAAGATAGTTTTTGCTTTTGCAGTGAACTCTTCAGATAGTTGCTCTCCTTCAGAGAGTGCATTAATATCCTCAGAGTAATCAACTTCAGTGTTGATGATTTGCTCTAGTTTATCTTCTAGAGAAATGGTCTCTTCTTCTACTACTTCTTCAGTATCAACAACCTGATCTTCAGATTCTGCAACAAGATCTTCTTCCTCTACCTCAGTCTCTTCATAAGACATTGCTGCCTTATTTGCTTTTGGCATTGGATCAGCTGCTTTTGCTCCTCTATGTTGAACATCACTTACTTTCTTAAGTGTTCTAGTTGGAGTTGCAACTTTGTTGCTGTCATCTGTTGGTTTTGAATTCTGAGGAGTAGGACCACCCAGATCTTCAATACTGCCAGCATCAGGAACATAGTTAGGAGCTTTTTGCATTGGCTCCGCACTCTTTGCTCCTCTAGTTACTGCATTTTCCATTTCTTGTAAATCGTTACCGACGCTCATTTGTATGCTCCGAATAAAAATATCTTAATTTATTCTATATTTATTTATAAATTACAAATTTAAAAGATACTCACCAAACAATCTTAGTTTGGCTTTTTCATCTAATTTTTTCTGTTCTGAAAGTTTTTCAACTTTCTTTTTGGTAATGGATGCATTCATTTCTTTTAAAATTCCTCCATCCCATACCCACTCTTTACCTTCCATAATACCTTCAACAAAAGCATCAGGTGCGGAAGGATCTGCTACAATATCTGCAGCAGTTGCAAGCATGAAGTCATCTCCAATATACTTAATGCCATTTTTCTCAACAAGTGAACCAACACCTCTTGAGGATACACCAAGTTTTACTCCTTCTCCCAGAAGAGATTTGGCAATATTTCCCATTGGAGTATCAAGAAGTTTTGCCTTACCAACAAAGTTATTACCTTCTTGGACAAGACTAGTGATCATATGAGAAACTCTATCCAGATTTACTGTTGGACCATCTGGATGACCAAGTTCTCCAAGTGCTCTACCCTGCTTGATAAAACTTTCATGATACTTAGCAACTTCTCTTGCTAGAACATTGATAGGATAATTCCTACCATTTCTATTAGTTACTTCTGCCTGGAGGAAGGGTCCTTGAATATACAAGGTCTTCTTTCCATTTGATTCCTCAGTAATAATTTCTACTGATTCTATTTCTTCTGTGATTAGTTTCATGGTTAGTTTAGTGATCTGTTACTTCTGAGATGTATACTCCAGTTGCTGTTCCACCAAGTCCCAAAGCAGCAACTTTGACACTTCTGGCAACATATGCACCAACTACATTAGTGATTGGTCCAGTTGCGGATGAATCAAAGGTAATAGTAATTGAACCTTCAGTTTTTCCTGTTACTTGGTTATGACTTGTGTTTATTCCAGAAGGAGAGGCTCCAACAACAGAAACAAAATCACCAACTAAAAATGGATTACCAGCATTTTCTGCAAATGTAATTGTTGTAGTTGAACCAGTAGTAATTCCAGAAATAGATTGCTTGGCAATTCTTTCCTGCAGAACTTCTGATTCTCCTTCCAAGATTGCAAAATCACTGGTTGTTGCAGTTGGATTAGTTCCAATTGCAACTGCAACTGCAGCACCAACAGTAGCAATTCTAATCTGACCAGTTTTTAAAGTAAGTGCAGTGCTTTGTGTAGATGCTGCACCAGCACTGGTTATTGGTGCAACTGTCTGCACTATTTTGATAGGCATAATTAATTACTCTTCCTCTTGGGTAAACATTGACTGCGCAATTGCAGGTTTCAATTCATCAATAATGCCAGAAGATTTGGCATAGAGAAGTTCTTTGATTTTATCAGTAGTTTGTTCTGGAGATGCTCCAGAAAGAAGCATATCAACAAATTCAGCAGAAGAATTCATAAGAATAGTGTAAGTACTTGAAATTATTTATATTTCCGCACCTTTGGCATTAATTGTAGTTGCACTATTTGCACTAGAAATGTCTGGTTCTTTGGGAACTGCACCCATTGGTTGATTGCCTGCAGACATAGGATCTAATGGCATACCATCAGGACCAAGTGCTGGCATTAACTTTGGATCAGGGTATTTGCCATCTTTAATTTCTTTTTTAATAATTTTATCTTCATCAAAAATTTCTTGATCAGTTTGTCTTAAGATCTTTCTTCTTACATAATCTTCTGAGTAGTATCTACCAATGTAAGGTTCAACTGCTACCATGAGATTAAGTCTTTCATTCATCAACTCAGTTTCTTTCAATTCTGAGAAATGTCCATCATAGAGATAATCATATTGAATATGATCACTCATCTTCTCCCAATCTTCAGGAGTAACTATGTTTTTTAGAATTAACTGAGTTTTTAAAATATCATGGAATACATTGCTAAATCTCTTTCTCAATCTTCCAACAAACTTACCAAACATCAGTTCATCTCTAAGAATTTCAGATGATCTTCCTAGGTTGAATCCTCCATCAGAAGCAGTTCTTGATTCTGGAACATTCAATGCTCTGAATAGTTTCTTTTGAAAATATTGAACATCAGTCAGTTCTCCAAGATTTTGACCACCAGGAAGAGTAGAGATTTCAGTTCCTCTGCCACCTTCTCTTCTTGGAAGCCAAAAGTCTTCCATCATGGACATAAATTTCTTGTCATCACGCATTTCACCAGTGTTTGCATCATAAACAAGTTTGTTTCTATACCTGTTCATGACATCTCTAAGATATTGCTCTGCTTTTACCTTAGGAAGATTGCCAACATCAATATAGAAAATTCTTCTTTCTGGTGCTCTTGAGAGTCTGTAAATAACAAGAGCATCCTCAATCATTCTAAGTTGGTTGAGTGCTTTGATTGCCTTGTGCAAATATGAAAGTGTTAATTGCTTATTTCTATCTACTAATCCAGAAGTTACATAAGTAACTGAATCTTTTGCTATTGCAACTCCTTTCTGAGGTCCAGCTACTTTTTGTATACCACCTTGGGGATAATACATAAAGTATTCTTCAATTTCTGGTTCAATAAATTCATTAGTTCTTGTTCTTGCCAAAACTCCACCATATTCATTAGGTTGCTTCTTTTCTTTTCTAATGAATTTGGTTTTTAATGCATCCATGAATCTAAGATCCTGAATGCCTTCTTCTGGTTTTGATAAATCAATTACTTTATGGTATAAGATTCTTCCATCAATGTACCAATTTTTAAAAATCTCATGAGATTTTTTATCAAAATCCATCAAGTCTTTAATATACTTAAACTCATCTCTGATAATTTTCTTGAGACCTTCACTAGCATTTAAATTGCTTAGTTCGATTTCTACTGGAGAATCATTGAGATCGCTGACAATTGCCTCATTAATTACGTTTTCAATGGCACTATCACACTCTGGGTGTAGTGCCATCTCTCTATATCTTTTAATGAGATCATATTCATTTTTGTAGACACCTTCAATGTCTACATACTGACCATAAAATCCGCTGGTTAGATAGTAATCAACCCCATCCTCGTTATTATCGGGGACAGGGGATATAGCAGATTTAGGTAATTGATTATCGTCCTCAATTGAAAACCCAAATAGTTTTGCCATTGTATAATTCTAAACTATACAGGTATTTAGACTACTTGAGATCCAGCAGTATTTTGTCCATCAGATGCTTCCCACCATTGAACTTGCAGATCAACAGTAAACTCTTCAATTTCATTTTCATTATTATATGAAAGATCAATTTGGGAAACACTAGTTGGGAATACACCATAAATGGTATATTTTCTCAGAACATCAATCTCTCCACCTTGAGTACCTCTGGTATTTAATCCAGTGTACTGACCTCTGGAAAGTTGAGCAACAGTCACATCTGTTTGATACTCTGTTGGATCAATGGTTCCACTACCATCAGAAACCTTAACAATGTAATTCATCCATCTTTCAAAGATGTTTCTCCACTTGAAGTCAACATCATTGATAACTGTGATGGTCCAAACATCAAAGGTTCTGTCTCCAGCAACCTTTAGAGTTCTTCCTCTGAATGGAACTGGAATCTCAGTAATTGTTGAGGCAGGAAGACCAGCTGCTTTGATCAGCATGTTGTCATCTGCAACTACCTGATCTCCCCATGGAAAGGTGAAGTTACCTGCTAGTTCTGTACCAAAAGAAACCTCAAAGAGATTACTTCTGGCCCCACCTCCCTTCATCTGGGACTTGAACTTATCAATAGTTCTTTCGCTAAAAGTAGGCATTGGTTTTTACTCCTATTTAGATTAAACTGTTCCTACAACGGTCTCAAAAGAGACTCCAGTTCTAGTAGCAACAAAAGTCAGACCAATGAAGTTGATGCTTCTTGCTGGTTTAACAAAAATATCAGCAATAAATTCATTTCTATCAATAACATCTGGAGTATTATTGGATTCATCACAGATAAGGAGGAAATCAGTGATTCCTCTCTTAACCTGTACATCTCTCAGGTATGGTTCAACAATGTTGATAAAGTTTGCTCTAGTTGCTGCATCATTAAACTCAAAGAGTTGTGCATCTGCAGCACTCTTAATTGCCTGCTCAATTGTGATGAACAGTCTTCTAATATTAATTCTATCAAATGCTGACTGATAAGATAGTGCAGTCTTATCTCCAAAGAGAATAATTCCAGAACCAGGAGAAGAGATAACTGGATTTATTCTTTGTGAATAAAGTTGATCTCTATCTGCTTGAGCAGCATTGTATGCAAGTTTAATTGCAAACTTGAGACTTCCTCTGCTCTTTCCTGCAGGTGAATACCATGGGAACTGATTGATATCAGTTCTTACACATAGTCCAGCAATATCTGCTGAACATGGCATGTAAACAAACTGTTGGTTAAATCTATCATAGATGTACTGATATCCACTATCAAATACTGCATAGGATGAAGAAGTTAGTGGACTAAAGAATGATAGAACATTTGCAAGTTGAGTTGCAGATGATGCTACATTTACAACACCTCCTCTATATGGAGAAATAAATGCTACACAATCCTTTCTGGATTCTGCAATACTGATTAGCTTGTTTGCTTTTGCTTGCTCAACTTCCTTACTACCAGATGCACTACCTTGAATTAAGTAGTTAATTGTTACATCAGTATCATTTGAGAACTTATCATATGCAGTAATTAGATCTGATAGTTCAACTCCAAACCCACCAACTCCTCCATTGTAATCCTTACCACCTTGGAGAGTAAATGACTTGTTGCCAATTGAGTTGAATGTTGCTCCTTCTGCAGCAACTCCCCAAATTCCTGATGATTCTGATTGTAAGATGAATCCACTAGAGAATTTGACAGATACAGGATCAACTCCCCAGTGTGCATCAGTTGCATTTCCTAATGACTTACCTGCATAAATGTATGCAGAATTAAGTGCTAGGTAATCTTTATAATAAACCTTGGTTGAAGGTGAGATTGTTGTATCTGATGCTTTAGATAGATTTACAAACTTTTCAAGAATTGTTTGTGGAGTTCCTGAAATGTTGTTTGACTTTTTGCTGTCAATAACAACAATGTGGATCCCATCATTAGAACCACCTCTTTCAGTTACATAAGCATTTGATGTTGGTTTGGGCGCAATGCTTCTCCAAGATACAGTTACAGAGTCTCCTCTTGCAGTATCTAAAATGTTTTGGGCATTGTACCAGTCCTCTGCCCTAGTTGGAGTAACTGATGCTGTGCTTACTCCAGCATTTGTTAATACATCAACAGAAGCACTTGCTCTGAATGAATATGAACCACTCTCAGTATAGTCTTGTGAACTTTCTGTTCCACCAACTACCTTTGAAGTGACTCTTACATAGAATTCAGATGAACCAACTCCAGTAATTACACCCTTTAAGTATCCTTGTGCAACAGCTGTTGTACCAACACCAGCGATAATTCCTGTTAGTGTTTGAGTTACTCCATATCCAACTGATACTCCAGTTGTATTAACTCCAGAGATTATTTGGTCTGCAAAGTGGTCAATTACACAGACCTTTAGATCTTCTGCCCAATATCCTGGGTTTTTGGATGCCCAGTACCAAGTAGTTGCAGAGCTATGTGATTCTTGATAATCATCAAAATTGTCAATTGCTAATGATGTTGATGCTATTCCAACACCAGCATTAGAATTTGCTAGACTGGAACCAGAACATCTTACTACCTTTAAACTACCACCATAGGACAGGAAGTTTGATGCTGAGTACCAGTACTCATAGTGGTAATTGTTAAGAGATGGGGTTCCAAAAGTTCTCTTTAACTCATCCTCAGTTCTGATAGTCACAATTTGATTTACAGGACCTTTTGCAAAAGGAGCGGCAATTCCTGCTGCTAAGGATGAGGTATTTTGAATACCACCCCTTGTCAGATCTACCTCTCTTACATTGATACCTGGAGATGCTAAGCGTAACGCCATTTTGACTCCTTTAGTGCTTCAGTTTTTGCTCTAGAAATATTTATAATTTGCTAATTTCAAATTGGGGAAACTGCCAGTGAACACTTTACCAGTCAGGATATTCCCATTTATCAAATACTCTGGTTGCTATTCTGCTAACAACTACTCTTTTTATAGTACACTCTTTGCATTCATATGAATATGCAGATGGGAGAGCCCCCCTATTTTTTCTGGTCAAATAAAATCCATCTATTAAATCTTTAACCTCTCCACAAACCCTACACTTTCTTTCTGTTAAGAATAGGTGCTCTAATTCAAATTGACTATCTATGTCAATCATCTGTATTCCCACATGTAAGATCTATCACCATACTCATCAGCATACCATACATCACCCTCTTCATCTGCTTCTCCCATTAAACTTTCAGTACCATCTAATACAAATCCAAATGGTGCCATATCTTGTTCAATTTGATTCTTCTGCTCCTCATATAATCTCTTTCTAACATCCTGGTCAGTGAGTTCTTTGAAGTAGTCTTGAGCAACCAACCAAGCATAAATGACAAGACACATTGCTAGGTCATCATTACAACCTTCTTCTGCCTCAAATGAATTGTGTTTCTGAATAAAAGTTGTTAATTCACTAATAATCTCATAGTCATTGAATATCAACTTATCCTCTTCAATCATGGTCTTGAGGTTAAGACATCCAACCTTTTTGACAGTCTTTGACATCTTAAGTCCAAGTTGTGTCTTCTTGCCAGAGAATCCTTGTCCAACAATCTGACCTGCTCTACCTCTCATAGAGCACATGAGAAGATTCTGATACTCTAAATCATATTGAATGATTGCTGCTACCTGATCTCCAACATCATTAACCTCACATAAAATATATGCATCATTGTATGCCTTTGCTACATCTACAATTACACTTGGGAAAAGCATAGGTTTAATTTCATTGTTTCTATACTTTCCTACAATATTATGTGGGAATGAAGTAATATCATAAATTACAAATGCTGAGTAATCATTTCCAACACCTCTTGCCACATCAACAGTCATCAAATAGTCTCTATCTTCCTTTGGTTCAAAATACACATCCAATCCTTTACTTCTCTTGATAGGATCATCATATACCAAAGTTTTGAGTTTACTTGGATTAATCAGAGTATCAACGGATCCAAGGAATTCACATTCAAACTCAACTTTGAATTGCTGTTCAGAAGTGTTAGCAATTGTTTGTCTTTTCCACTCATCATCTCTTCCTGGAACTTCTGACCAGTGAACATCTGTTGGTACATATTGATTCTTACTTCTTTCTGCATCATGCCACATCCTATAGAAGTGGTTCATTCCATGTGGAGTGGAAACTATGATGACCTTTGTGCTCTGACCAGAAGAAATAGTAGGATAAACAGAGGCAAAGAATTGGTCTGCAATATGGTTCGGAATGAAGGCGAACTCATCAAGGAATATGATATTATAGGACCCACCTCTGACAGCAGATGCAGATGTAGAAGCAGCCAGTATCTTTGATCCATT